TTTCCGTTTGCTTGGAACTTATATGCGACTGCACCCTGAACCATTCCATTCTGACCAATCAGGTCAACTGTTACATTTGGATCCATTATAGTTGTTTCTCCTTTCTTTTGTTATTAATTAAATTACACGCACGGGAATACGACCATCAGGATCAGCGTGAGAAGTACCTGACATATTTACAGCTTTCAAAGCCTGTCCAATGATAGCCAACGGTAAAACTGTCAAATCAATAGTGTTACCTGTTTGTTTAGAACTGGCAGCCCAAGATTCATCCACTACATCAGCAACATGTTTGCGCACTTTACCGTTGCCGGCAGATTCCAACCAGTCTCCAATAACTACGTTTTCACCGTCTTCAAGCAGGGCGTTCCACACATCACCTCTTCCAGTTATCCAGCACTGTACCTGATCTGTGATCACATATTTATCATCAATCCCTTTACCCTGAAAACTGTCTTCAGTTGCCACCATTGGATAAACATTACCCCCAGCAACAGAATGGACTTGAATCCCTGTTGGTTTTAATTCCACCAACATCCCCGGGGTGATAGTCCCAAGGGCTTTATACTCTTCAACAATGTCAGAGTATTTTTTCAATTTAATTGTATTAGCCATTTCAAATATCTCCTTTCCTTTTTAAAATTTATTACACAATTGGAAGCATTGGTACTACTTCATTGGTATTTACCTGAACTTGTTTCACATGATTCAAACCAAAGAAAGAATATGCACCCATTTCAGGGGCTTTCTTTACGGTTGCTGCGTGAAGCTTCTGAAGTTCATTGAACCCTTTTACACTAAGCTCTTCAGCAGTGTAGATTGTTCCAGTATTGGCAATGATTTCAGTCACCATAGTTACTTTTTGGTTTTGGTGCAACTCCAAACCTGTCCTCATTTGTTCCTGAAGATCAGCCGGGGCAAGACTCAAGAATTCATCTGCATTTAAGCTACCTTTCAGCGCACTCAAAGCAGTTTCCTTCGTTACTTGGGTATTTACCTGTACAGGGGCTTCAGGTGCCAGAAACTTGTCCAAACGTTCCTGAGGCAGACATTCCAGATAAGTACGGTCATCTTCACAAAACTTTCCATTGGTGATTAATTGATCAACCCTTTGTTTTACGCAGGGTGTGCATGGTTTATCCATCCTTTGTTCCTCCTCTTTTTGATTATTATTAAATTTAGTTCTTACAAACACATTTGCTGTTACAGCTTTGTATTCCACTTTCTTTTCAACCTCCAAAGGTTCAGATGTAAATTCTGCTTCCCCGGTAGTGACGTTGAATTGATAGTTTCTTTTGAAATATTTACTTTCGTATTTTCCACTGCTTGATTTTTCGGTTTCATAGATCAGATATGAATCAAACGCTTCCTTCAAATAACTGTACTCAGTTTGAATTAACTGTATATTGTTGTTAGAAGCTGGATTCAAAGATCGTACCAATTCACGCAAATCATCAAGCTTTTCTGACAACCCCATTTCTGAGTTATCTTGAATCACAGGCACGCTGTACCCATTTTCCTTTAGTACTTGAAAAGCCGTTATGGCATCCACATTTGTTCCTCCTTTTCTTATTAATTGTTGATTGACTCTAATACCACAGCCATCAGCCACTGAACATGCACCAACTGCTCCGGGCAAGAGCGCAAGATGATCAGGTCTATGATTTCTGGCCACAGCACTATATGGTTTACCCTCCCAAGTTCCGGGAGTTACTTCTTCATCCGTAAAACTACCAGCACTGACTTCCAATATTGTCCCATTGGTAACAGCTGTCAGTGTATCCACTGAAATCTTTTTCAGCTTTTCCTTTTCCAGCCAAGCCTCTGACTTCAATTTCTTTCCATCCAACATGGTATTAAAAACCATACCCACTGCCCAGTCTGTTAATACTTCCGGGCTGTTAGCTGATATGAAATTTTTAGCAGTATCCTGTGGATGGTACAAGGTGACCGGGATACCGTTCCAAGCAGCAGGTACTTTTCCAAACTCCTCAGCCAACTGTAACATTGGGCCACGGCTTCCTGCCATCACACCTTCTTTTATCATTACCACTGGGACAACCAGATATTCCTTGTTTTCAAACGTTTCTGTTCTGGTTTCGTATGCTTTCAGCAGCTGACTGTTTATGGATAATGTTTTCATTTGGTCTTTTATATTTTTGTTAGTATCCCTTGTTTTTCCAATTTGGCTGAAAGAGCTTTACCGGCAGGAGAATAAACCCCAGAACCTTGTATGGAATAGCCTTCAGGCAATAATGAACGGGCTTTTTTATTCATAAAAGTGGCAATCCCTTTCCCTCTGAATTTATCATCCACATAAATATTTGTCAATGATAAAACTTTAGTGTCTGAATTATAGCTTCCAGTCAATTTAGCATTTCCTGCTGAAAATATCCGTTCTGTATTATCTTTTTTCCAAACTCCTTGAATATTAAAATCCAAATCCATATTAAATCTTGCATTAACAATCTCATTTGGATTTTCATTAATTATTTTTAAAGTAGGTTTAGCCCTTTCAAACTTAACTACATCAGAAACAATATCCAATCTATCATCCTCAAATTTTAAATTTTTAATGATATTCCAATCTTCAACTAAAGAAGTTTTGGAAGTTATTTTTTCTTCAACTACCTTTTCAACAGGAGGAACTTCAACAACTGTAGCATCCGGCAAAGTAGGAAGTGCAATACAACGACAATTATGTACAACCATTCCTTTGGCTATATATGATTCATCCTCTTCCACACTCAAATTATATAAAGGTCTTTGTCTTTTCAGCTTCCAACGTTTAATACTTTCAATGGATAAAGCTGTTGTTTGGTACTGACCTGTATGATTGTAAACTACTCTGATTAATTCTGTTCCTATCTCTTCAATACATGAATTAATCTTTGCCCCGGTATAACGTAAAACAAACCAACCTTCATTTTCAATTTCCTTTTGACGGGCTTCATCTTTTGCTTTATCTTTATGCCAATATTCTCCATCACATTCAATAGCTATCTTCAAAGCCGGGATAACAAAATCAACCCTGTATTTCAATATCGGATATTGACTCATGTATTCTATTCCTAAACGATCTAACAAATCAGCCATCTGTTGCTCAATCCACGTCATTTTACCTTCCCAACGCATGATAGCTAACTTGTTATTCAATCTATTCTTTGAATCAGCTAAATAGGATATTTGCATTGATGCCTGAGCTTTCTTTACAACCTCTGGATCATTCATTGGATTATTTGCTTTCATACGTTTTGATGTACGTTCCCTTAATTCAGGAGTATGTGAACGCTCATTATTTTTAGCATGAAAAGCTTCATCCATCCAAGTTCCATATGTACCGTCTTTTACCATTGCCCGGGTTTTATTATTTGCCGCTTTCGTGGTAGCAAATCTATCCCGTTCACCTGATTTGTATTGACGTATATTTGAAAGGCTGTTCTTTTTTGATACATTTTCACGATGCTTTGGATCAGCCCATTGTTTATCGGTTATGTCTTTACTCAAACAAGTACGTGAACAATATGTCCTGTAATAGGGTACTAATTCATTGCAACGTTTACATTCATTAGCCAAATACATTATTGAATCATTAACAGTACATTTCCCGGCTTCTTTCCATCTTGAAAAAGTATTACCTTTGGTTGATACTAATACCAAATGATTGGATGTCAATGATACCGTTTGCCCTCCTACAAATTTGAATGTTATTACTTCAGTACCTTCTTGTCCTTTTGATCTTGGTAAAGCATAAACCTTTTTAAATCTCTTTTTATGCGTCAATACTTTATCCCCAACAACAACATTTCCAATGGGTTTCCAACCTTCAGAAGTATATACAGGGGTTTGAGGATCAATAAAACATTGCGGGTGAACTGGAATCAAGCCCTCAGCCTCAGTCAAAGTATAAATCTTGCCCTGAAGCCCTGCACAGATACTACAAACACGCCCATCCCCGGCTGTTGTAAATTCTGCTTCCACGTTTACCCCCTCAGCCCCCCAGTTACTGTATTCCTGTATGGTAGCTGCATGATGGGTTCTTATCACTTCCGTGCGGGCCAATATCTCTGCCCTGCGCTTGGCTGGCATAAAGTACTCAACCTGATTGCCCGACTTGTTGGTGTACTTTACTGCCTGACCTAAAGTACCTGCCCCGCTTCCGTCAATAGCATGTATCATTTTTTTAGCTAGGAAACTTGGCCCATCCCCATCCGCAAGCCCCTGCGCTAATATACGACTGATTTGACTGTCCATTGCTGTCGTTATACCCTTTAAATCGGTATAAGTGCGACTATACACCAATCCCAATCGGTCAATGTGAAAAGGGGTTGTCATAGACATTTCTATGCCTCCTGTTTGTTCCATACCGGGTATGTTTTTGAATCCCGCTTTTTTGAGTTCACTCCGTGCCCGTATGACTCCCCTTTTATAACTATCTTTGATATATACGTTTGTCCATGCTTGATTTGCCCCTGCCCCCAATTGATTGATCTTGGTTGTTTCCAATAAACCTTTATCAACCTGACCATTCAGCCATTCCATAAATTGTTCAACCTTCTCCTGACTGGTACTGTATTGAAAAGCTTTATGTCCTATTTCCTGATTTACTTGTAATTCATTGCGGATTAAAGCGGTGTTGATTCTTTTCAAATCCTTTATCTTGATTTTTCCTACCAATATAGGTTCATCTTTTCCCAACCATTTTTCTTTTCCTTGCTTATCTTTGTAATAATAAAAAGGATGCCGATAATAGTGATTTGAATTTATAGACCATTCACAAGTTCCTACTTTTCCCCAATGATTTGCTCTACGGTACAAAACCCCGCTTTTAATTTTGTAAGCAGAACCTGAATCTGATTTGAATATATCTACATCAAGCCCATCCCATTCTGATTTTGGGACTACTGAAAAACTCCCTTTGGTGGAAAGAAAATAATCACGTTTAGATACCTTTGGCATTGCCGTAGTTATATCCTGAAACCCTGCTTTCTTCAAATCGCCTTCATCCAACTTTTGCTGACTCCAGTATGACCGTTTACTTACAAATTCACCTAACCCCTTTTTTTCTGTTTTTTTCTTTGCAGTACGATGACCTTTGATCCCACTTCCCGGGCCACCATTGACTTGAAATATACATACATTTTCAATAATATCTTCTGCAAACGTAATTAATGAAGTTGGCTTTACCAATCCAAAACAATCCTCCTCTACCACTGCCGTTTTAATCAACTTAACCAAATCATCAAACCTCTTATTTAAGGCTTTCCCAAAAGCATTCCTCAACCCGGTTGTATGAGTGGGATCATATGCTTTTAGATTTTGCTGCTGCTTAGCATTAACGATTAAATAACTATGGTTACAGGTTTCACACATATCCTTATTTATACACACGCATTGATTTAACGGTAAAATTTGTACGATCTACTTTTTGTGCCCCTCCGGCATTGTTTATTATCACATGGTTTTCATCCTTGGATACAAACTCAGGATCAGAGGAAGTAAACAAAGCTGTAACAATTCCATCAGTATAAAATCGGTAACCATTGGGGAGAAACTCAACTGCAAATTCATGAAACTGGTTATCTGCTTTGAAACCTTTGAACCCTGACTTGAATTTACGATATGACTCATCATCCGTATATCCCCAATGAATGTTTACTTCAGTTTTGTGATTAATAACTTCCATTATATCAATCTCTGGGGTGATTGCTTTCTTTGTATGATTTGGTACTTCCCTGTCCTTTTTTAACAGCCATATTGCAGGCCAACTGTCCGGAGTATTACATACAAATACCCAAACCCCCATTGAATGAGAAAACTTATCCGCACTGTGAATCATGCCAGATGTCCATAAGGAAAGACCATCCCTGTTGCTTTTTCTATATTGTACATCTCTATAACAAGCAATATTCAATCCTTCTTCTGTTATGTTGACAGTATCTTTCGATAGATATACAGGATTATCATTATAAAATGAATCATCTACTACAAAAAAGTTATCCAAATTTTTAAAATTATCTGAAAACACAAGATTTCTATTAGTAAAAGTAATTTTCTTACAATACTCTTTGAAGTATCGAAATCTTACCTTGTAAAATATATTTAATAAATATTGTATCATAATTATTTTGGTTCAAATTGTTCCCTTGTCGTGTTAAAAGTTGGCAGCTTCATCAACCGTTAAAACTTCTATTTTGTCAGTTGTTACGTCCTCCAAATTAGTAATCATACTCGAATTTTCATCAAGTAATAAACCGTCATATACCTGGCCTTCTTTTTCCTCTGCCCAAACATTTACCTTTGCCCCATATCCCTGATATTTGAGTTCCCCTGCAGATAATTGAAAAGCTGTACTGTTCCGGGTAACGGTTAAGCCTCCTGAGCCCCTTGCTACAATTGTTAATGTTATTGCCATTGTTTCTTAGTTTTTATTGATTTATATTTTGAGCATCCAATATTGCTTGTTCTTCCGGGGTGATATCCGGTTCATTCCTTACTTGTTCCGCTGACATCTGATTGATCAAGGTTATTTGATCAGGGGTTAATCCAAGGAAAAATTCCATGAATGCTGCCTCAGGAATAACCATAGCGGCAGTTGGGTTGGTAGTGTATTCCTTCAAAGCTGTTGCCCTCTTTACTCCCACATCTGCTTTTTGAGCTTCACTGGGGGCAAATAAATCTTCCCACTGTACTGTATATTCCTTAGTTGGCTTTGGTAATATACCTACCTTGATCATATAATCAGCGAAAGGGCAAACAATTCTTGGGGCTGCATATTCATCCCTGCGATCTTGAATAAAACTGGCCCATTCATCAGCATCCTGTCCTGAACTCAGTTCCCCTCTTTCGCTTCCGGTTAATATTCGTTTAGGGATATTGGTTTCAGCACTGATGATTTGTATTTGAATATCCAGATGCTTGGAGGGGTCAGCTATTTCCTGTGCCAAAGCTTTGTAATCAATTCCCTTGCTGATCAACATCCTTCTCAGGCCATGTTCATATTCATCAATCTGTTCTTTCAAATCAGCCTTGACGTCCGGGGTCAGGGTGAAATCTTTGTCCACTGTTCCCTGATATCCGGGTCTGGCACCTTTCCAAAACATTTCTGCGTCACCCCCTTCAATCTTTTCAATATTCAGTAGGTTATTGAATACAGACTGAAGCCGGGGCATGCCCTCCACTTCACTTTCCAAGATATCATCCACTACGTGAATAACCCTACTGAAATGAACGTTTAATGATACCGTATTCCCATTGGTACTGTCCGTGAAAGAAAGGCTATACATTACCGGCTTGCCATAACGATCTGAGGAGGGTTCTGTATCATAAACGGTTATTTTTGCACTGTCCTCAGATAATGGTCTAACATACATTAATTTTACAGCCCCGGTAACGGGTGTGGTATAATCCTCTATTTTATTTACTCCACTAAATCCTAACAGCAAAACACCATATCTGCCCAATCCTGTTAAACGATCCAAACGGCTAAAGGCAGATTTCAATTTAAGCTCCTCTGATAAGGTTTTCCATGCAGCTTCAAAGGCTGTATCCTTGGCATCATTTACTTCCACCAATGTGACTTTACCTTTCCATGTACGTTTAGCGGGTCTGTCAATAATAGCTTTTGCAATAGCCTGTCTGCTATATCGTGCAAAATAATCTCTGAACGTCAGTACCAATGGATAGCCCAATACAGCCATGATATTTCGATCACCCCCGAAAGTCTGCAGGCCCATTTGTTGAGCAAGACCAAAACGGCTTGCTATGGTACTCATTACCATAAAACGGTTTTGAAGTTCGTGAACCTCCTGAGCCAGATTATTTGTTGGTGTTGTTCGTTGCATAATATTGTTATTTTAAAACCTCTACCACATTACCTCTTGTTAATTGATTAAAAGCACCACTGCTTGCATCCACCTGATCTTTGTAAGTACCAAATGGGAAGTTTTCGTGTTCCTTTATATAATCGTCATTCCAATCCCCTCTTAAAATCAAAACATTTCCACGATTCACCTGTACACTGTAAGGGTCTGCCCTTCTTACCTTATCCCCCTTGCCGCTGGTTGTTTCGCTTTGTATGCAGAATCCTGCTAAATTTCGTATTGTTCCCCGGGCTGAGTCTTTTCCCCCACTTCCGGGTTCTTGTTCAATCCATACTTCAACATTGGTACCATCTGATTGGGCTGTTTCCAATATTATTGCTTCACGTTCATCTGTTCCCCATCGCCCTTTCTTCCTTCCCCAAACCAACCATTTACCATTAGCCAACAGTGACATTTTAATCCCTGCTGTATAGGCAGCATCTTTTCCTTTCTTCAACTCTGCTTCATCCGTTCCTGCCTTATCCCAATACCGTACTGTTTTAATCACGCTGACCTCAGGAGGCATGACCGGGATAACTTGAAAATGATCTACACGGAACATCCCACCACCGGGCTTTGTTGGTTTCTGACCTACTTGGGCAGCATATCCGTACTGACCCAAATCAGCCTCCATTGCTTCCAATTCTACCCACCCCAATCGTTTAGGGTCTAATAAACCATTAACATACTTTGATTCCAATTCCTTTGGCTCCAATTGGGGTAAATAATCAATGATCTGCCCCGGTAAGCAGATATGTTTAATTTTAATCTTTTTCTTCAATTGATGTTCCGTTGGATCGTTCTCAGCCAAACGTTGCATCATACCAATCATAACACTATTGGCTTTGCTGGTCTTGCGGGTACTTAACCCCTGATCCAGATAATCATTGGCATTCTTTAGTTCCACATCACTGAAAGCCCTCTTTGCATCAATCAAGTCATCCCAGATAAGAATATCCCCATGAAATCCCATTATCCTTGCATCCACGCTGGTGCTTACTCTCCCCCCTCCATTAATCACTCTCGGCTGCTGTCCGGGCTGGCATAAATCCAACACCTTCTTGACCACCCTAAAGTTTGACTTGTTGTCTTTATCTGTCTTGATATCAATCTCAGGGAACATTGCTTGGAACTTCTCACTTCGTATTACATCCCTACTATACTCAGCTGACTCCAGACTTAATGTTGAACTATGACTGCTGGTAATAAATCTCATCCAATACCAATTAACCCAGCACCATACCGGAAAGAAAATAGATACTACAGCTGTCTTCGTTGTACCGGGGGGCTGATTAAATATTAGATCATACAGTTTCCTGTTTCTTGCCCCAAGGTTTCTTGCTACCGTTTCCAGTTCCTTACAGTTGTATTCAATGTGCCAATTCTTTTCAAAAGGAGTTTCTTGATAACAGCTCCAAAAGTATTGTATAAAGAAGTATAAATTATCTTTTACCAAAGCTTTCATGCTATGTAAAGGATTTTGAACAGCTACTTTCAAAATGGTATCCTCATCCATTTTATTTATAGGTGTTGACCTCTTTAACACTGATGTTCTTTCTGCTATCTCTTGCACCTTTTTTATTTAACGGTTAAAATTTTAGTGATACGGTACGTTGTTATTTTTATATTAGGATTTTGATTGCTGATAAAATTCTTTAATTCCAGATGGGTTTTTATTTTTTGGGGTTCTTTTTCTGTATGCTTTATATTATACCACCAAAACATTTTCATATTAATTCAATTGATTTGTTGCCAGTTGTTTCATATTGATATCAAACAAAAGTTCCCTTTGTGCTTGGGTCAGCTCCTCTACTGGTATTTCATCAATCTTTCTATAATTGATGGTGCCCATATGGTTTACATTCACATTTACATTTTCTGCCCAAGTTTCCCGGGCCAATATTGTCAGTATTTTATTTGCAGCTTGGAAATTAGGAGGGTAATGCTTGATGTACTCCTTAGTTATTATATTGCCCTGATGCAAGAAAAATTGAGTATCTTTACATTTATAGCCTACAGCCAGTTGATATAGCTTTTTGCTGACCTTTAATGTTTTTTCAAGCCTTCCTTTTTTGACAGCCCTTTCAAAATCCTTATATACACGTAACCAATAATCAATTGTTTTTGGGCTGATACCGAAATACAAAGCAAGTTCAGCATTTCCTCCTCCCAGCTTTCCTACTATATCACGGGCATCATCTGCCATCCATGGTTGGTATGTTGTTTTGCTTCCTCCCCCCTCTGCTCGGATTCTTTTAACGGGCTTTTTGGTACGTGTTAAATTTATCATGACTGTCAATTTTTAACTAATTTTAGTGAAAAATTATAGTTTATTCCTTATATAAACCTAATTTCAAGCCCCGGATTGATAGGGGGAATTTTATTATGGTTATGTAAAGTATTTATTATCAATGTTTAATGTTGTTATTTAGATTGATTATTAATTAGCTTTTATTTAAAAAAAGTTTAAAAATTTCTTTAAAACGGGGTCTTTTATTCAAAAATAATATTTACTTTTAACCCATTGTATTATTAATCATTTAAAACACTACACTATTATGAAAACTGAAAATGGTTATTATTTAGATGAAAATAACAATCGTTGGGATTGCGATTTATATACTGCGGAACAGGCTGAAAATAATAGTAAAAGTTTGACAAAGTGTTCCGATTGTTCCGGTTGTTCCGGTTGTTTCGGTTGTTCCGGTTGTTTTGATTGTTCCGGTTGTTCCGGTTGTTTTGATTGTTCCGATTGTTCCGGTTGTTCCGGTTGTTTCGGTTGTTCCGGTTGTTTCGGTTGTTCCGGTTGTTTTGATTGTTCCGGTTGTTCCGGTTGTTCCCGTTGTTCCGGTTGTTCCGATTATAAACACAACCCCCAAAGATACATAAGCCCAAAATTAGGAAATAGAAATTCACAAACTCAAATATATTGGACTTCGTCAATGGATGTTCAAGTGGTTTGTGGCTGCTTTAAAGGGGATTTGGGGGATTTTGAAAATGCTATCCAAACTACCCATAAAAATACAGTTCATTTAGCTCCTTACCTAAAATTGATTGAATTAGCACATTACATGATTGATTTTCAATTTTAATAACCATGAAAGTAAAAACACTACACCCTGATGAAATTGCCTTCCTTATTATTGAGGAAGGTATCAACAACGGGTATTTAGCCCGGGATATTTCTGAACTGATCCAAGAACGTACAGAGTGGGATGAAAAAATAGTAGATATTCAAATCAGAACCCTACTGTCAAGAAAGAAGTTTTACAAGCAATATGTAACTGATGAAATGCTTGGTAAACTTCTGTTTTATACCTTTGAGAAACCCGCAAAACCTGTGGTGAAACATGTGGGTTCTATTGTGTATGCTGACAAGTTTCAGAATGGTTCTGTATTAAGGGAAGCTGGATTCAAAACCTTCAATAAATCTCAAAAAGGTAAAGTTGTTATTGATGTTCCTGCTTACCATTTTCCAAAGTTGGTTAAAGTAGTTCCTAAACTTACAAGGACTAAATTTTCAACTCCTGCTCCTGTTGCGTGTCGTTTTACCAGAACCAAATTTCCAAAAACTAAATTAACCAGAACAAAATAATCATGGCAAATAAATCTGCTACAATTATCACGAAACGTTCAGGAAACAAGGCTATCAAAGTTGTTTTCCCTTTTGACTACACTTCCGTGGCAAAAATCAAAAGCTTTACCGGAAGCACTTGGTCTAAGGTAAACAACTGTTGGTATATTCCTTTATCTTTGATGAATGTCAAGGAATTGGAAAGGTGGGGTTGTTTCCTTTCCGACCCCCTGAAACTTTGGGTAAATGATGAAATTCAACGTTTGGAAGCCACTGAACAAATTATGTCTATCCCAGGGCTGAAGGGGGGGGAGCCCTACCGATACCAATGGCAAGGTATCAGCTTTATTGAAAAGCGAAAGGGAAGAGCCTTGATTGCTGATGATATGGGATTGGGCAAAACTTTACAGGCTTTGGCTTGGTTACAACTTCATCCTGAGCATAGACCTGCTGTAATATCCGTACCTGCTTCTGTTAAGCTTAATTGGGCAAGAGAATGCCATAAATGGATGACCCATAGTAACCTTCAAATCATTTCCGGGGAAAATTCTATTGGGGTTAGATTAGATCATAAAATTATAATCATCAGTCATAATCTATTGAATTACCCATTTTGGGAACAAAAAATAATAAAGGCACAACCGAAAGTAGTGATTGTTGATGAGGTGCATTATTTCAAAAACGAAAAGACAAAACGCTCTATTGCCTTAAAAAACATATGCAAAAAAGCCCCTCATCTTATTTGTTTGTCAGGCACTCCGATATTGAACAAGCCTATTGAGATTTATTTTATTGCTAATTTAATTGATAAGAATTGTTTGCCCCATTGGCCACATTTTACTAAGTATTTTTGTAATGCTAAAAACAATGGATTTGTGATGGATTATAATGGCGCAGCACATACTGAGGAACTTTATACGCTTCTATCAGAATCCATCATGATACGCAGGAAAAAGACAGACCCCGGCATTGCAGATGAACTACCTGAAAAAACTTATTCCTTCATCCCTCTTGAAATCAGTAACCGGAAACAATATGAAGCTGCTGAACATGATTTCATTTTATATACACTTACAAAAATCAAAAAGGAATTAGAGGAGTTAAACACCGAAGCGGTGAAGATCGTCAAGAAAGCTGCCAAAGATAAAAGTTTTCAATTGGAGTTATTTGATTCTGTAATTTCCAAAACTAAACAGCTGGAAATTCAAAATGAAGCGATTGAGAAAATAATGGCAGCTAAAAATTTAGTCAAGCCCGGGGAACTAAGAAGAATGGCTGCATTGGGTATAATCGAAGAGGGGATTGAGTGGATCAAAGAATTTTTGCTGACTGGGGAAAAGCTGGTTGTGTTTGTAAATCATAAAAAAATGTTGGATTTGCTTGTTAAAGCTTTCCCAAAAAATTCAGTAAAAATTGACGGTGGGGTGACCGGATTAAAACGTCAACAGGCAGTAGATCAATTTCAAACTAATCTAAAGATTCGATTGTTCTTTGGGAATAGTGCCGCTGAAGAAGGAATAACACTGACCGCTGCTTGTAATGTATGTCACTTGGAGTATCCTTGGAACCCGGGTAAATTCGATCAGAGAAATGACCGTTGTCATAGAATTGGGGCTAAATTTCCTGTCACTATTCATTGCCTGTTTCCGATTAATACAATTGTTGATAAATTAGACATCCCCCGTATTGATAGCAAAAGGAAAATTATTGATAGTGCTTTGGATGGTAAAAAGACTGAAAAAATACAAATGTTAAAAGAGTTAATTAAAATCTATAAAAAGTAAAAATCATGGAAACAAATGTAAAATGGGGTTATGATGAAGAACAGGGAAATCGCAGACCGTACAAATTAGATCAGCGTGTAGTGCTTCACAAATATGTTTTTATTCTGTGTGTATGCTGTATTGTAGCTATGGTTATTTTGGCAGGGGCTTCCGTTATTGATTCCCTGTTGGAACCTTTAAAACATATGAAATGATGTACAGTACTAAACGTGAATATGCAAACCGAAAAGAACAAGCCGTAAAAGCTTCAAAAGATCATAAAAAATCAATGGTTGGGATGAAAACTATAATGGTTCCGCATCCTACAGTACCCAAAACATGGATTGAAAAAATAGTACCCGATGAAGAGGAATAAACCAATAAAAACCCAAATCAATATGCATTTGAACCTTATCAGGCAAATTGCTTGGTCTTTCAGTACCTCTACTGGTTTGGAGTATTCTGACCTATATTCTGAGGGATGTTTATGCTGGTTGGAAAATGAGCACCTGTGGAATAAATCCAAGGGTAAAATAACAACCTTTATGTGGTGGATCATTCAATCCGGGCTTAAAAACTTTGTTGCTAAACAAAACAAATATAAAGCCCCTTTGAAAGAATTGACCTCAACTTCAGATAAGCCCATGATGTATATCCCGTATCTGGAAAAGCTTTCATTTGAGGCTGTTTTCATCGCTAAATTAGTGATAAAAAACCCTGAATGTTATCTTTATACTTCTAAAAAAGAAGCTATTAAAACCATTGAAAAGTGTCTTATTTCCAGAGGTTGGGAAAAGGAACGAATCAATGAAGGATTTAAACAACTTGAAAATTCATTTTAATGATAAGAACCCACTACAATTTTAAAATTTACTGTATTACAAGTATTTCCGGCAAACAATATATTGGGCAAACAAAAGCTACTATTGATAAACGTTGGAAAATGCATAATTGTAATAACAACAATACAGTTATGGGTAAAGCAATCAAAAAGTATGTGGTATCTTATTTTTCAATTATTGTATTAGATAAGGCAAATACCAAAAAACAAGCAAATATACTTGAGGCTTTTTACATTAAAAAATTTAATACTTTAATTCCAAATGGGTATAATATGTCAGAAGCCGGAGGGGGTTGTGTTCCCGGTTTTAAGCATACGGAAAAAGTAAAAAAAGAAATATCAGATACAAAAAAGATTTATTACTCTGATCCCATAAAAAGAAAAGAACAAAGTGAAAGAATGGGTTGTTTTTTCAATACCCCTGAAGGAAAAGAAATTCAACGTTCAAATTCCTTAAAACAAAATATCCCAAAAATAAAGGAAAAAATAAAAAATAAATTAAAAATAATAAGAAGTACTGATGAATATAGAAAAGCAAAATCAATTGAACAAAAATTAGTTTGGAATAATGTTCAATTGATAAATAAACATTCTGAAATAATAAAAAAACAATATGAAAATGGTAGGATAACTTGGAATAAAGGTAAAAGCACAGGCCCACGTTCAGAAGAAACAAAAAGGAAAATATCAGAAACTCTAAAAAATAAATAAAATGGATATTATTAGATTTTTTAATGATTTCAGCATACTTTATAGGACAGAAGGTCATAAACACTGCAGACCCGGCTTTGTAAACATAGAATGTCCATTTTGTTCAGGCAATCCGGGGCTGCATTTAGGGTATAATTTAGAAAATGATTATTGGTCATGCTGGCGTTGCGGCTGGCACCCGATACTGAAAACTGTATCCACTTTACTGAATCAATCGGAAGAAAGAACCCTGCCGATAATAAAGCAATATGGGCAGATTTATTATCACAAGGAGGTAAAGCTGAAGGAGGGGAAAAAGCCCTTTGAATTTCCTTCCGGGGTAACGGATTTATCAAAAGCCCATAAACACTATTTGAGTGAAAGGGGTTTTGATCCAGATAAATTGGAAAGGCTGTGGGGATTGAAAAGCTGTGGACCAGTATCCAAGCTTGATGTTCATGATTACAAGCACCGAATCCTGATACCCTATACTTGGAACCTTGAGGTGGTAACTTTCGATACTCGCAGCAAGAATAAGTATAAAGCAGGAAGCCGTTACAAAGCTTGTCCAAAGGAAAGGGAAAAGATTGAGCACAAAAGGATACTTTATGGAAATCAGGAAAAGTGGAAATCAACGGGAGTTATTGTTGAAGGGCCAACTGATGTTTGGAACCTTGGCCCGGAAGCTTGTGCTGTTAGTGGTATCAAATACACCCCTGCTCAGGTTAAAGTAATTTCTGAATGCTTTGAAAGGGTTTTTGTTGTATTTGATGATGACCCCCAAGCCGTGGTACAAGCCAATAAACTTGTAGCTGATTTACGATTTAGAAATAAAAAAGCTATCCGATATGATATCAAAGGCGACCCCGGGGGATTATCTGAGGATGATGCAAAATATTTAATGAAACAACTTTTAAAATGATAACCAAGATTGATAAAACAAAACATATCAGACCGGGATACAAAATCAAGGTATGTCTTCAGCCTTGTACGTATAGATTAAAAGGTGATTTTTCAATCTATCCCGGAAAGGTGTTCAAAATCAGATGTACCCCGGGTAGCAAACTAAAGCGCAATGGAAGGGGAGGAGTATGGATTGACGGTGTTTATGAACCTTTTTTCATTTACTTCTTTGAATACTTTCCAATTAAACCGGAACTTGTAAGAACAAAAAAGATAATTAAGTCTTTTATTTTTACCCGTTCTAAATAATTGATTTATAATAGCTTAAAAAATAAGGGGTATCAAATTAGGATATTATTATAAAATAGTCTATTTTTACCTCCCTTTAATTGAAAAAATTCAATGTGACGATTGAAGATAATATTACCTTGAAAGATCATAACTTGTACTGGCGTCACCCGGTATATTGTTTATGATCTTTCTTTTTGTTTAATTAAATTTACTTGATTATGGAAAGAGCTAAAAAAGCAACAATTTATGAAGAGAATAATTTCATAAACGTTTCTGAAGATCGTTTGGTTGATTATATGTCCGGGAGAAGTTTCATTTCAGTAGATACAAAAATGATGAAAGTTTTTACCCCAAACGTTGGTTATTTTTTGATCAATCTATTGAATTTTAGAAGTTATCTGAAAGCAAAACATCTAACAGAAAATGGATGGTTTTTCTGTACGCATGAACATCAACAGCTTTATGTAAATTTATCCGAAAAACAAATCAGGGCTGCCAAAAGTACCTTGAAGGAATGTAATATAATTAAAACAAAAATGAAAGGGATGCCAATAAAAGAATGGTATTTTATTGATGTTCATGTCCTGTATCATTACCTTGATTTCAACGTTTCCAACCCTACCTATCAAGGAAGGGATGAGCCTACCTTTTTAGATAGGGATGACCCTTCCTTGATAGGTAGGGTATATTTAGATAATAAGTATTTAACTAAGAAAAAGGAAGAAGAAATTATTACCCTAAAGGGTAACAATTCTTCTCCCCAAAAAGGGGAGGTTTTTTCAAATAAATCAACTAAAAAACAAACAAAAACACCAGATGAACTTCTATTAGCCCGGGTTGAAAAAGAAGGTAATGTCATAAACCCCATTCTCAAAGAACCTTTTATGATGTGGCTAAAATATAAAAGGAATAGAGGAGAATCATACAAAGATTCAGATTCAACTTTTTTAGCTTACAAAAAACTATTGAAATTTTCCAATGAAAATAATAAACAGGCAATTGAAGTTATAGAACAATCCATGAGCAACAATTGGTCAGGTTTATTTGAAATAAAAGAAGTCCAAAATAATAACAATTATAAAGCTCCCAGTAAAATCACAACTGGTTACAGAAGTTCTAATGTAGTGTACCGGGAAGCGGAAGAAATAATGTAAACAAGGCCATTTACACCACTAAATTCCCCGTTTTTAAACTAAATTGTATAATACCTTAACTTTATCCCATTAAACACTTTTAAAACAAATGATTTATGGAAAATAGTATGAGAACCATTGAACGTTGGCAAAAGTTTGTAATGCCTATGAAATTGAAAAATCTATCAGAAAGGATTCAACAAGATTTACAAACAATACCTTTCCCGGAGGATATTGCAAAAATAAAAGAAATCAAAAGCACCTTCATTTATGGAAAGTCAGAATATGGAAAAACAATTACCTCTATATTTATGCTTTTACAAGAAGAAAAAAACCTATATTTAAATTTGAACGTTGATAAAAAAGATTGTTTATTTCTTTCAGTTCCTATCTTATTTCATGAACTCAAAAAAACTTTCAAAAAAGATTATGAAGGTATGGATGAATGTGCAATAATTGATAAATATAAAGATTGTCATTTTTTAGTGCTGGATGATATCGGGGTAAAAAAACCTTCTGATTGGATGCTTGATATTTTATATTTGATTATAAATTCACGTTATGAAGATATGAAAACAACCATAATAACTTCCAACCTAACTTTGACAGAACTTTCAAATCAGTTTGAGGATGATAGAATCACAAGCCGTATCCAGCGGATGTGTAAAGTGGTGGAGAAAAAGAATTGGAAAACTGGTAATTGATGGAACGTAAAATCATTATTGGGCTGATAACCTCTTCAGAATACCTGAGAAGGATCAAGCCTGTTTGGGATAGTTCCCTGATTGAAAGTGCGGCAGCTAAACGTATGGCAGCATGGTGCTGGTCTTATTTTGACCGATATGGAAAAGCTCCGGGAAAGAACATTGAAGGCATATTGTTTGATAAACTTAAAAATGGATTGGATGAGGATACCGCTGAAGAAATTGAAACCACGATATTGCCCGGGCTAAGTGAACAATTCATAAACTCCAATGATGATATTTCTTATCTACTTCAAATCACCGTTGATCATTTAAATAAACGAAAGCTACAACTACAAAGTGAAACTGTTCAGGTATTATTGGACAAAGGTAGAGATGATGAAGCTATCCAATTATCCAAGAATTATAAACAACTATCATTAGAGGAGGAAAGAAAACCTGATCTGGATTTAGCCACTCATGAGGCTTTAATACGGTTGGAAAAAGCTTTTGAGGATTCTGCTGAGCCTGTTGTAAGGTTTCCAAAACAACTGGGAGCTTTCTGGAATGATCAGATGGTAAGGGGAGCTTTCGTGGCTTTCCTTGCACCCTCCAAGAGGGGTAAAACTTTTCTATTATTGGAATTTGCTATGAGGGCTGTGAGGCAGGGAAAGAAAGTTGCCATGTTTCAAGCCGGGGACATGACAGAAGCCCAACAAATGAAACGTATAGCCATACACCTTACCAAGAAATCAGATAAAGCCAAATACTGTGGTAGAATGTGGGAACCTGTCCGGGATTGTGTTAAGCATCAAACCGGAACTTGTGACAAGGATATCCGTGAATGTGCTTATGGGGTGTTTGAGGGATGGACTGAAAAAGCTGTCCGGGAGGATATCACCCAACAGGAATTGATTGAAGCCTATGAAGCCAATAAAGATTATACCCCATGTACCAATTGCTTGGAATACGCAGAAAGCCCGTGGGGCACTCCTTGGATAAAATTTGTGGATGTAGGAGAAGAACCTCTTGGAGTTCATGAAGCAAAAAGGGTCTGGCGCAAATTCTTTATGCGACATCGCAAAGACTTCCGGTTGGCCTCTTATGCCAATGGAACGCTGACGATAAAGGAAATGGACAGGGTGCTGGATGAATGGGATAAAGACGGTTTCAACCCTGATGAAATATTAGTGGATTATGCTGAGTTGCTTGAAGATGATAATAAAGACTACAGGCATAAACAAAACAATATTTGGAGGGGATTGAGAAAAATGAGTCAGCAAAGGGATTGTTTGTTGATCAGCCCCACTCAATCTGATGCCGATGGCTATGAACGGAATACATTAAGCCTGAAAAACTTCTCTGAAGATAAACGCAAGTATGATCATGTAACAGGGTTCTATGCCTTGAATCAGGATACCAAAGGAAGGGAAAAGAAAATAGGCTTGATGAGGATCAATGAATTGATGTTAAGGGAAGGGGAATGGGATACCAACCGTTGCATAACGATTTTACAGAACCTGAGGAGGGGCAGACCATTCTTGGGAAGTTATTGGAGCTATACGAAAAACAATGAATAAGAACACCAGAATAAAAGTTTGGAATAAATACCATCAACGTTGTGCGTATTGTGGAAAGCCTTTGGCCTATAAAGATATGCAGGTTGATCATTTTATTCCTAAACGATTGGAATGGTGGTGTATAAATCCGGGGAGAAAGGAAAAGTACAATCTACCGGAAACGTTGGATCATATCAGCAATTTAAAGCCCTCCTGTGGAAGCTGTAATCATTATAAACGGGCTGAACTTCCTGAATCCTTCCGACATACAATGAAGACTATCCATAAAAGGATCAAAAAAATTTATATTGTTAAAGTGGCTGAAGATTATGGACTTATCCAAATAAAGGAATGGGATGGGGTGTTTTATTTTGAAAAATGCTTGAAAAGAACCAAATAATTGAAAAAGTTTTTGTATAATAGATAAAACTTAATTTTGATATTCAATAAACGATGGTTGTAAAAACTGGTAGGAATTGAAGGAGCAAAAACACAAAATTAAGTTTTCAAAAAATATTTAAGATGTTGAAAGAGGATTAATAAAAATCTCAGTGGTTGCAAAACCTAATAGTATAATGCCAGTACACTTTCTAATTTTGAAAATAATTAAATCAATAATATGTTACATTATCCTTTGACCGCTGATGTTCATGTGATCAAAGACGTGTTTGAATTTTTACTTCCAATCACTGTTCCGGGGCTATTGGTTCCCCGTTTAATGAAAGGAAGGTTATTCACTTTGGTCTTGATAGCAATGAACTTTAAATTATACCGCTTTAGGGACATACAATTTAAGCCCCTAGATGCCTGAAATGTTTTGTTCTTCTGGGGGCTTTAAAAAAAGATTAAAAAAATTAAAAATATTTTCAACATAATAGTAGGATATCAAAAAACATTTCCTATCTTTGTAGTGTTGTTAAACTTATAAACACTACTACAATGAAAACTTTTACATGTATTTCCGACAATTCAAATTGGATGCGCTCTCATGAAAGTTCTTATTTGAATATTACAAGACTTTCAGGAAAATGTATTTCAATCAGTAAAACAAAAATGAGTTTATTTTCAAAAGAAGAAAGGGATTTAATATGGAAATGTATTGATGATGAAATGATACGAAATACCTCTTTGAAAATTGAATTAACCATAGATGAAATGCAAAAATTACTTGAACTTTCAAAACGATAATCTATCAATAAAACACTACAAAATGAAAACAAAATTTAAATTGCTTGAAATTAGCGTTCAGGATGCCTTAAAAGCTTACCGTGTAATTGAAGATAATCCCAACCTAAAAGTAGAATGGACATCAACTAATACTATTCTCATAAAAGGTAAAAGTATGACAGAGGAAGTTCATTCTGTTCTTATTGAAAATAATATCGAATTTGAACAAATATCATAAAACACTATACAAATCATGGAAAAATTAATACCAGTCAAAGTATCCGATGAACTCAACGTGGAGTTCCTTAAAAACAGTAACGGGAAACCAACCTGCCGCATCAATGGCAAAATAGCCTTTATAGATCGTACATACACCCATTTTGTTGCCCCAGGCAGCTCTTGGATGGTTCGTATAGTAACGATCAACCCCCGCTTCATTTTCGTGTATCCGATCATTGAAACCCATACTGCAAAAGAAAATATTGAAAATTTTAGAACCCGGCTTGCTGAAATGAAATCCGTTAAAGGAGCCACAAAAGGCAACAAGCAGTTCAAAACTAAAATGCTGTTATGATTTTTAGTAGTGTTTAGTCATAACAGACACCCGGAAACAGGAGCTTCTCAGGCTTGGCTGTCCGGGTTTTGCCGGTGAAAAGAAGTTGATAAAACAACAATAATTATTATTCATTTATTCAAAAATTTAAAAATTCATTATCATGGCTAAAAAAGCAAGTGCCCAGAAAGTAGTAAAAACAGCTTATCAGAAAGCTGCTGAAGAATTGAACGAAGTTCTTGGATTGACTGATCCCAGTATTGATACCACATTGAGTGACGAAGAGTTGAAACCGTTGTTGGTGGAAGCTATCACCCTGATTGCTGATGGTGACGAAATCAGTGAAGAAACTCAGGAAGTTGTTGATGAACTGTCCGCTGAAGCCCCGGCTGAAGAAGAGGAGGAAGAAGATGGTGCAGATTTGGCTGATGAAATCACTGCCTGTAAAAAGGTATCTGAACTTCAGGTTATCATCAAAGCAAACGATGCTTTCAAAAAAGCTGCAAAGAAACTGAACGCAATGACAAAAGTTTCTGAATTGAAAGCTACCATGTTGGCTATCGTTGCCCCTGAGGAAGAAGAGGAAGAACAAGCCCCTGCAAAAACTCCTGAAAAACCAAAACCAGCACCTAAAGCCAATGCAAAGAAAGATGCCAAGCCAGAAGGGGAAAAGAAAGCCAAAGGATTTCCAGCACGTGAAGGCAAATCAAGAATTGTTTGTATTTGTGATGCTGTAAAAACAATCGGTGCAAAAGGGATGACAATAAAAGCTGTTGCTGAAGCATCCAACAAATTGTACATCAAAGAAGGTGGTGCTGGAAAGGATAACGTAAAACAATCACTACATACCTTCAAAGTGATTATGCCAGTACTGGTTGAATTCAACCTGATTAAAGTTGATGGTGAGAACGTTTTTATGGCCAAGTAATGGGGGAATACAAAAATCCAATAAAGATAAGGGGCACGCATATGACGTGCCCTTTGCCTTTAACATTAGAATCTTACTGGACATGTGAGGCAGATTGCCTTCATTGTATGGGTAGGAGGTTGAATCAGATATGGGGGAATGAACAAAAATTTACAAACCCTGACAATGTTCATAGAATCCTTACCAATGCATTAAAGAAAGAAAATACAACACCAACAGCCAAAGCTTTATTTAAAAAGAAAGCTTTTTTTATTGGTAGGAAGGCAGATTCATATCAGCCTATTGAAAAGGAAAAGCATATAACACACCAATTGGTTGAGATTTTAAATGAACTTGATTGGCCTTATGTGATCTGTTCTAAATATCAGGAAAACATGGTTGTGGATACTCCCCTGTTTTTGAATAATAAGAATGCAAATATTTTAGTTGAGATTACAGCAGGAGGAGAATCTGACAGGGAATTGTTTGAATTCAATAGAACAACACCGGTTGAAGATAGGTTAAGAATTGCAAGAAAATGGAAACATAGTGGTATGAATGTGGGTGTCCGTGGTGAGCCTTTTATACCCGGTTATCATACCACAGAACAATTTCGGGACACCTTAAAGCTGATTAAAAGCTATGGTTTGTTGTCCTACAATATATACAACCTGCACATCAATGAATACACCATGAAACGTATGCATGCTGCAGGTTTTGATATTGAACGGATATGGGAAATGAATCAGGATGATAGGTGGAAACCTATCCAGAAAAGACTTTGTATGATAGCTGAACAGGAAGGTATAGAGCTTGGCTGTCCAGATTTCGTAAATGTCCCAAAATGCCACACAAGTACCACAAATACATGTTGTGGTATATCCGTTCCGAATGCCTTTACTTTTAACACACATGCTTGGCGCAATGAGCTTATAAAAGGGGAAGCCCCGGAAGATGTTTTGAAAAATACTTGGGAGGGGGTAGGAACTGATATAGATTTTAAAATGGCTGAAACAATAGTCTATAAAAAAGAGTCAAAAGATTTTTACACCTTTAAAAATGCAGATATATGATTTACACAATAGGAACCACAGAACTGCATACCACCAGTGAAGAAGAAAGTGTTGATAAAGGTTCACCAAATCAGGTTGTAGGCTGGAGGGATATGGTGGAAACTTGTTACACATTATTTGCTGTATGTCAAAATATTACTTTTAAAAAACCCCCATTTATAGTTGATGGTATTTCAAGAGCAGGATGGTGGGGAGCTTGTTTCAGAAATATTTGGCCTGATTGTAAAATCCATTTGAATGAAGCCGAAAAACATTGTCTGGATACACTCAAAAGAAACTTCCCAAAGGACAAAATAACAAGCAATAGCATTAAGGAGTGGTCACCACCAACGTGTGATTTAGCTATGATTGATTTTGACTTTTTTACTTTAAAGAAAGCCGAAAAAGAATGGGTGGATGTGTTACAAAGATGGGCTGCTGCTGCAAAGTATTTAATAATAGTTGATGGTGCCTGTTTTGGCTTTAAGTTTGGAAATCTTAAAAGTTACAACTGCAGTAATGAAATTGAATATTATGATTTGCTTAACGAATTTATCAAACACAATATCCCCGGAAAAAGAATCACCCAAATAAGCAAATTTACCAATGCTGCCACTGTTGTTATTGAAGATGTGACCAAAGAAAACAAAAAAGATAAAATCAAGCATATTCCCGCTTTTAGAAACATCCAAATAACAAAGAACAAATTCAAACAACCAAAACCTTTATTTTAATGAATATAAATCCTGAGTGGGAAGAGGTACTTGATCAACTGAATTTTTTAGAGCTTGGTGGTGATTTAGGTTCAGTTGATCAAATATGTATTGATACTTTACATGGATCCATGTTCGGTTTGAATTATCGTTATACAACACTTGAAGAGGTATTTAAAACACATAAACAGGATTTGTTAAAATACTCTATTCAAAGAATAAAAGAACTTACAAAAGAAAACAATTTTCAATTCAAAAAAAGAGCCATATCACGCTGTCAGGTTGGATTTGGTACATTTGGGTGGAAGTATGACAGTAAGTTAATTGAAACAGCTATAACATGTGGTGTTTCCCTTATAGATACTGCTGAGGGATATGGATATGGAAAGGTGGAAACTATATTGGGGGGTATTTTATCCGGGCAAGAAAATCCACCATCAATTTATACCAAAGTCAGAAGGGATCATATGAGCCCAAAAGCTTTACCTGAGGCTGTAAAAAGAAGTGTGCAAAAACTTCATGCAATCCCATTTGAACAGCTTCATTTCCCACATGACAAGTTTAGTGACTCAGCTATAAAAATATTGTCAAATTTACAATGCTTAGGTAAAATAAAAGGGCTTGGCCTTGGTAACTGTTCAATTGATATGATTGAACAATCCCAAAGGATTTTAACTGAATATAATGGAACACCATTAACATCAATTCAGATTTCCTTTAGTTTATTAAATCAAAGAGCTACAAACACTATAATTCCATATTGTCAAGAACGTGGGATATTAATTTTAGCATACAGCCCATTGGGGCAGGATTTTAAAAAGCTTCAGACACCATTTTTGAAAAAGATAGCTAAAAAATATTCAGCAACAGAATCCCAAATTGCACTCAGCTGGATATTATCTTTCCACGGGGTGGTTCCTATTCCGGCAACAAATAATATTGAACATTTAAAGCAAAATATTAAAAGTAATGATTTAAAGTTAGATGCTGATGATGTACTGAAACTTTCTAATTATTATAAAAATTTGTATATATAAACTTTTAGGATTATGGATTTGAAATATGAAGATTTAGATTATTGGGCACTAAGGAAGCTGATTGCCCGGGTTGTACCCCGCATCACTCAACTGGTATCCTCCAGACGTAAAGCACATGCTGTGCAGGAAAAGGGCAGGAAAAAGAATTATAGTCAATTCAATCTCCGTCACAATGAATGGCGTAAACAGGAAAGGTTATTGAATACAGAGGAAATTAACAGCTTCCTTGAAATATCCATCCGGGCTGCTGCCTGTCCTATGCCTTTTAACATGGATGTGTGGGATGGGCTTGTTTGTATTGCTAAAGGGCAACGAATAACAACAAATAAAGGAAAAATTCCAATTGAAGAAGTTATTGTTGGAGATATTGTTTTGTCGTATAATGAAGCTACAAAAGAAACGGAATGGAAGGAGGTTTTAAAAACAACCAAATCAATAAAAGAAGATATTATTGAAATGGGGACTTCTTTGGGTTTATTGAGATTGACCCCTGATCACAATATTTTTACCCAACGGGGATGGATTGAAGCTGCTTATGTGGATATTTATGATACCATTTATACATATGAAGAAGGGATAAAAGGAATTATTGGCGTTCCTGTGGATACTTATTATTATTTGGATGAGGAGCCAACAGAGGTGTACGATGTAACCGTACAAGATAATCCAAACTTCTTTGCTGAAGGGATGCTGGTTCATAATTGTCCTTTTGCCTGCATTTATTGCTTTCCTTCCGATACTAAAATCATGATGGTTGACGGTACGGAGAAAGTGATTGAAAGAATATTGGTTGGGGATAGGGTAATATCTTTTAATGAGACAACAAAACAACTTGAACCCGCTGTTGTAACTCAGCCAATGAAACGACATTATAATAAAGAATTGATCTGTATAGAAACAGAGGATGGGAAAGTGCTAAAAATGACACCAGAACATCCGATATATACACAAAGAGGGTGGATTGAAGCAAAAGGGTTAACAGAGAAAGATGAGGTGTTGATATGGTAACTTGTAACTATTGTGGTAAAAAGTTTGTCTGTATAACTAATACTCATTTGAAACGGCATAATCTTAACCGGGAAGTGTATTTGAAACTTTACCCTGATTCAGAATTAACAAGTAAAGAACACAGAGAACACCAACACGATGCTTTAATGGGTAAGAACGTTGGAAATGTACGAAAGGATGCCCGAAAGAGAATGAATTCAAATAATCCAATGAAAGATCAAAAAATTGCTACTAAAATGGGTAATGTAAGGAAAGTTAAAATAGCAACAGGAGAAATTGACGTCATGAGTAATTTCAATCATTTACCTACCAATCATGAAAAACATTTAATTTATTGGTTTGCTGAATGGGGTATTCCTTTACAGTACGTGGGGGATGGAAAAGTAATGATTGGGGGGCTTTGTCCTGATTTTATTAATGAGGATTTGAAAATCATTCTTGAATTGAATCTCAATTTTACTTCCCAGCCAAGGAATGAAATGAATGAAAAAGAAAGGATTTACAATTCATTAGGCTACAAAGTAATTTGGGTTACTAAAATGTTAAAATCTTATGTGAAATCATGGGTGTGTCCTTTTTTCAACGGAGGCTTAAAATCAAAACGTATTATCAAGATTTGGAAAGAGAATAACAATAAAGGCAGGAAACAGGTTTACAACATGGAAGTAACTCCAAACAACACCTATGTAGCGAATGGAATTGTTGTCCATAATTGCTTTGCAAATGCTTTCCGGGCTTCTCTATACACCGCATTCTTCGATAATAGTAAAACGATGGGATTTCGCCACTGCAATCCAACCTACTACAAACAGGAAATGGATAAAATGGATAAGTACCGGGGAATGGGTGAAGCTGAAAAGAAAAAACTATCTGGAATCAATAAAGCTTATGCATATGATATGCCTTTGCGTTTGGGTATCCGGTTTGAGGATTTCCTGAAAGATGAGGGCAAAGAAAAGGTATCACTGGAAATGTTACAATACTTGAAAAAAATAGAGTACCCGGTGATGATTAATAGCAAATCAGGATTGCCCAGTGAAGGAAAGTACTTGGAAGCATTGGCTGGAAATAAAGCCAAAGCAGCTATTCATATCACCCTGATCAGTAACAATGATGAAATATTAAGTAAGCTTGAGCCCGGTGCTCCTCCTTATGCTGAAAGATTGAAAGCTTTAAAAGTTCTGAGTAAAGCCGGGATCAGGGTTGTTGCCCGCATTGAACCTTATCTTTTCCTGCTGAATGATGAGAAGGAGGATACAGAACGATATATTGAAGAAGTTTGGGATGCAGGTGTAAGAAATATCACTTTTGATACTTATTCCTATACTGCCCAAAATCAGGGTATCCGTCAAAGTTTCATAAACAAAGGATTTGATTATGACCGTTTGTTTACAGCCGGGTGTGATAGTCAACCACTGGGAAGCCTATTGTTGGGTAAATTCATGGAATTGTTCCGGGCTAAAGGATTCAGTTGTAGTACCTTTGATATGGGTAATGTACACACCAATGATGATGCTATTTGTTGTGAGGTTGGGGATTGGTTTGAGGGAGGCTTCAATTATGGCAGTACTGTTATGGCAGCCCGTTTCATTAAAGACCGGGGAAAGCTTTTCACCACTTGGAGTGATTATGAAAGCTGGGTTGAAGATCATGGGGGCTTCCTGACTGAAGAGATACGAATGGATGTAAAACACTTGTGGAACTTGGAAGGGAATTTTGCATACAGCCATAAATGGGCTGTGGGCTTGGTTCCAGTAGGAAGGAATGAAGATGGCCTTGTGTGGGCTATTGATACAACAGTGGGGGATTATCGTATGGACTTATTAAATTCAATTATATGACAACAAAAATTTCAGATTTAGTTGAAGGCATATTTGCGAATGCAGTAGCCTTGGACCAAAATGGAGGTCTTAAAAATACCATTTACGCAATCGGCAGTGAAGTGTTCATAATGAATTATGATCATACTGTTTTGCTGCGCTTTCGGTTAAGAAGGTCAGAAGCAAGTTTTGATAGCCCTATCAGCTTCAAGGCAAATGATTATGACAGTAATGAGTTTGAGCAGAAAGATGGCAGGGTGATCTTTTATTCTGGTAACAAGGGATACATCAAGAAAAAGACCTGCGGAACAACAGACCTGACCCCGGAAGAGGTAAAAGATTTGTTTGAAGGTTATATGGAGTTATCTGAGGAAACCCTTACAGCCACTTTATCCAAAGACATATTGGAATTAATGGATGATAGCCTGTCTCACATAGAATTTACAGGTATAACTGGAAAAGGTGTTAAATTGACCCAAAGGAACATTTACAGTGGGGGAGTGATTGAGGTGGAAAAGAAGTCAGACGGCTTTTTCAAAGATGAACTTGAATCTGACTTTGGCCCAATCGGTATCAAGACCAGTGACTTCCAAGCCCTGTTTACTTTTCAGAACCAATTGAAATTCTCTTTCCCCGGTTCTATGGATGAAAACAACTTTATTGTTGTGAAGTCTATTGAAAGTAAAAGGGATATGGTAGGCATAATTGCTTCCTGTTTGTATGATGAGATCATTAAAATCAAGGAAGTAAAACGTTCAGAATCAAAGAAAGCTAAACCAATGTTAAAACGTAAATAATCATGGGTGGAAAAAGCAGGAAAAGTGGTGGAATTTCAAGGAAATTGATTGCCCAAATTAAAGCCGGGAATGGTACCAAATGTAATGGAACGAAAAAACCCGTTAAAGATGAAACAGCAAAACCTTTGTTTGATTAGGGAGTATCTGAAAAGGGCTGAACAATTAAGAATACAACCCAACTTCTTCATGTCTGAAGCTTATCTGATATTAATGGATGTGGAAGGAGTTAAAAATGATTTTTGGATTTGGATTGCCACTGAGGATGGTTGTTTACTTCCTCCGTTACCCCTATACGGCAAAGAATCCCTTTGGTTTCCAAATATTACGGATATATGGGCTTGTTTTCCAGTAAATAATGAAGGTTATAAATTAATGGCAGGAAAACAAGAGTTTCTGGATTATCAATATATCTTTGATCCAAAAGCTTTCCAATCTATGGTTGGAGGTAAATGGGAAACCTTTAGAAAGAATTGCCGGAAGGTATTGAAAAATGATCCTGAGGTTCAATATTTATCTGAACCTTTAGATGAATCAGAAGTCCCTATGTTTATAGGAAACTGGTTGGAAAGAAAGGAAGAAACTGTTGAAGATGGTTTGTTTTTAGCTGATTTCGCTTTCTTATCTAACAATGAACATATAGGCAGGAAATTCCTGTATTTGGATGGTAAATTAGCTGCGATAAATGCTTGGGATAGTAATTACATGTACATCAATTATCGTGTCTGTATGTGTGATGAAACTGTGCCATATATCAGTGAATTTGCCCGGTTTAAATTCTACCAGCAATGGTGGTATTCAAATGTATTAGTGAATGATGGGGGTTGCTTGGGTTTAGCCTCCTTGGAAAAATTCAAAGATAAAATGAACCCAATTGAAAAAATTCCAATTTACACTTTAAACCTAAAATAATATGGAAACAATTTACAAGTATCCTTTATACATTCAGGATGTACAAACATTACAGCTTCCTAAAGGGGCTGAAATACTTTGCGTACAAACTCAAATGCAGATGCCTTATTTATGGGCAATAGTTGATCCAGAGGTTAAAGAAAAGGAAGATGTTGTTGTAAGAACAATTGGAACCAGTCACGAATTTAGAGACGGGGCTGAACTGTTGTATGTAGGAACATATCAACTACCTTCTTTAGTTTTTCACGTATTTATAAAACAATAATAATCATGAAAAAAGCAGATTTACAAAAAGCTCTTGAGATAGCCAAACCGGGGCTGAGTAACAAAGAACAGCAGATTGAACAAACCAATCATTTTGCTTTCATTGCAGGTCGTGTCGTAACGTATAACGATGAAATCAGTGTATCCCATCCGGTTGAAGGATTGGAGATTGAAGGGGCTGTAAAAGCCGATGTATTGTATTCAATCATCAGTAAGATCAAGGCTGAAGATATTGATTTATCAGTTAACGAAAGTGAAGTGGTGATTAAGTCAGGTAAAATGACAGCCAGTATTGCCCTTCAACATGAAGTATCCCTGCCTTTGGAGGAGGTTTCTGATATGGGTAAATTCAAAAAGATACCAGACAATCTCATAACCTTATTACATCTGGCTGCCGGGGCTTGCCCCAGTGGTATGGATAGACCTGTATTGACCTGTGTAAATGTTATGGATAACGTTGTACAGGCTTCTGATGGATTTAAGATCATTGAAGGTACTTTGAGTTCAAAACTTCCGGTTGAAAGCTTTCTTATCCCTGCACCTGCAGCTATGAAAGTTTGTACCATGAATCCCAATCGGATCAGTGTGACTGAAAGTTGGGTTCATTTCAAGAATAGTGAAGGAACTACAATCAGTTGCCGTACATTTGAAGACACTTATCCTGCGATTTCCCACATTCTTTCGGTTAAAGGGGATAAAGTTACATTACCAACCGTGATGCCTGAGATATTGGAACGTGCGTGGGTATTTGCTGTCCGGGAAAGTGCTTCATTAGAGGTACTGAATGTTATTTTGACTAAAAAGAAAATCACTGTAAAAAGTCAAAGTGATTATGGTAAATTTGAAGAATCTGCTATTATTAAGTTTGATGGGGCAGAATCAGAATTTTCCATTAGCCCTTACCTCCTAAAAGGTATCCTGAAACAAACGCTGGAATGTATTATCGGTTCAGATCGTTTGAAATTTGAAGGTTCTGATTGGGTTTGTATAACAGCTTTGAAATAATGTTACGAAGACAAGGAACAAAGGATGGGATTAATGCTAAAATCAGGGTTTATTTCCCATCTCATACTTCTTATGTTGAGCCCTTCTTTGGAGCTGGGGGTATGTTTTTTAATAAACCTTTAGTCAAGTATAATTGCGTTAATGATAACGATTCAGAAGTCTTTAACCTGTTTCAAGTTATTCAAAATCATTTAGAGGAATTTAAACAACAATTTGAAGATACCCCTATTAATGAAGATTTGCTGAGGCATTGGAAGGAAAACAAAGAAATAGAACCAATAATGAAAGCTGTACGTTTTGTTTTCTTGTCAAATTATACTTTATTTGGGAAAATGGGAACGTTGAACAGTTCTGTAAATAGTAATCACAAAAGCTTATATTTAGTTGATTTAAAACATATTCAATCCCATATTAAAAATACCCATTTCTTTAATCATGATTTTCGTGACTTTTTGAGAATAATTGCGATTGAAGAATGTTCAACCTTCATTTATGCTGACCCTCCTTATATTACAACGAATGCTAATTACACTGGATTCACTGAACAAGACAGCTTGGATTTATTTGATAGCCTTGAAGCTAAAAAATGTAAATGGGCTATGAGTGAATTTGATAATCCTTTTATATTGAATCAAGCCAAAGACCGGGGGCTGAATGTTATCATTATCGGTGAACGTAGAAACATCAACAATCGCAGAACTGAAATTTTAGTTACCAATTACAAAACACCAAACAAGAGCTTAATATGAACGAAGGTTTTTTCACAAAGAAGGAAACTGAAAGTGTCAGCAGACCGGATGGTAGACCCCGCACATGTATAAGCTGTGGAATTTACCGGACAAGCAAAAACCCCAAGATGAAACCTTTCGGAAATTTCAAAAAAGGAATCATGAATATTGGGGCTTGTCCTGAGGAGGTGGATGACTCCTGCGGAAAACCTTTCCATGGTAGGGATGGAAAAACAATAAAGACAGCTTACCACAGGATGGGTATAGACTTATTTGAGGACTGCATCAACCTGAATGCTGTAAATTGTTTTTGCTCTACCCGGGAAGGGGAACGCAGGGAACCAACCCCAAATGAGGTAGAAACCTGCCGCAAATCTATTTTAGCCTATATTAAGCAATACAAGCCACGAATCATCGTACTATTTGGTGAATCTGCTTTACTTAGTGTTATAGGTCATAGATGGAAGGAAGGGGCAGAATCCATGGAAAAGTGGCGTGGTTTCTGTATCCCTGATCAAGAGTACAAAGCATGGTTGATCCCGGTCT